ACCTCGTCCTCCAGGCCCGCGTCGAGCGCAACGAGAAGATCCGCGACTCGACCATCTCGTGCATCGTGGAGGCTACGGTGCGTGCTGGCGGCGACGGATTCTCGACGGCGCTTGCCGGGAACTTCTGCGAGACGTGCGCGGAGCAGAACGTCCTCGGGTTCAACCAAGAGGCGCGCTTCGGCCTGAAGCTGGCTCAGCTTGGCGCGGAGGTTGGCTTGTGCTCCCTCGCGGCGAAGCACATGCATAACGAGGGCGGCAGCGACGCCCATCGCCACGGCAAGTGGATTGGGCGCGGCATCAACGGTGCTGTCATCCTCATGAACATCATCCAGTCGATCACTGGCAAGCCGCTCATCAAGTGGGGTGTCGGCGAGCCGGGGAGCCTCCAGAAGTGAAGAAGCCGCCGCGGCCCAAGTGGAAGAAGGTTGGTAGCACGATCAAGCACCGGCTTTCCCCGCTGTTCTCTGGCGCGGTGCCCTTGCAGCACGTCAAGCGCGCAAACATTCATTGGCGACCGTCGGGAGAAGCGAAGAAGCGCAAGCCCACGCGCGAGCAGATGCTACTGATCGTCGCTTATGAGGCAGTGAAGGACATTCGCGCGACGGCTGCGAGGCTGGAGGCGTACTTGGAGTCCTTTCGCTGAGTGCGCTTCCCGAAGCCATGGAGCAAGGGATGGTGGAAAGAGCGTGAGCTACAGAAGATCGGCAAGCGATTCGCGGAGGCGCCAATGAGCGGCGGCATGGAGCAGGTACGTAACTGGTGCCTGCGCAATAAAGGCCCCATCGGCTCGGCCTTCGTCGTCGCGTGGTCATGGGCAGAGGTAACAGGCTGCCCGGCCGTCTACGGGATCGATCTCGTCTCCGTCACGGGCGTGTCTTGCCTGTTCGCGCAGAAGGTGCTGGGCGCCATCGGCTTTCTGCTGATCGGCGGCGGCTGGATCACGAAGGACGACATGGAGAGACGCAAGCAGGTGATGCTCGGCAAGCTCGGCCCGCGCACGTCTGCCGAGGAGTCGCTTGGTGCAGCGATGGACGCTGTAGCGAAGATCGAGGCCAAGGCCGAGTTGAAGGAGGAGCCAAAGCCATGACGATCTATCTGTCGCTGCTGGTAGCGCTCGCGGGCCTGCTGGTGTACGCGCTGTTCGACGGCAAGAAGTCGGAGGCCGGACGGGTCGCCTACTTCGCGGGCCTGCTCGCGTTCCTGCTCCAGAGCGCGCCCAAGATCGTGGACGCCCTTCGCTGAAAGATCGATGCCTTGGACGAGGAAGCAGTATCAAGTTGCTCAGGCGGTCGTACATGGCTGGAAGCCCACGGGGAGCGCCAAGGGCTTCACGAAGTCGTTCGCGCAGGATCTTGTGAGCGAGTGGGACCAGTTGGAGCGTAGCAAGTCGAAGAAGAAGAAGAAGAGTTGAACATCTTGAACATTTACGGCGATGCCACACGGCGGGGCTAGGCCAAGGAGTGGACCGAAGAAGGGAGCCAAGTATCGGCCCACGATCACTAAGGAGGCCGCACGCGAGGCCCTGCGTCAGATCGTGCTCAAGCACATGGATGACATGGTGAGCGCGCAGGTAGCGGCGAGCAAGGGCTTGAAGTACCTCGTGGCTCGTGGCAAGTCGGGCGGCAAGTTCGAGACCGTCACGCGCGAGCAGGTAGACCAGGGCATCCTCGAACGCGACGACGTGCTGATCGAGGTGTGGGACAAGCAGCCGAGCACGCCCGCGTTCACGGACCTGATGAACCGGGCGCTGGACAAGCCGAAGGAGCAAGAGCAGACGATCAACGTGAACGTCAACGAGCTAGACGCGCGGATAGAAGTCGGGAGGAAGAGGATTGTCAGCGCTCGCGCCGGCAAGTAGCGCCGACGAGCGCTTGGCGGACTTCATGGCCGAGTTCGTCGGCGATCCGCTCGGCTTTGTCATTGCGGCGTACCCGTGGGGAGAGCCGGGTCCGCTACAGGACGAGACGGGTCCGGACGACTGGCAGCGCGAGTTCCTGTCGGATCTCGGGGTTGAGGTGCGGCTGAAGGCCTTCGACGGAGCGACGCCCGTGCTCCCGATCAGACGAGCGGTAGCAAGTGGCCACGGGATCGGCAAGACGACGCTTGCCGCTTGGCTCGTTGACTGGATCATGAGCACGCGCCCGAACGCGGTCGGGACCGTCACGGCCATGACGTTCCCGCAGCTCGAGACGAAGACCTGGCCCGCCATCCAGAAGTGGACGGGGCTTTGCCTGACCAGCCATTGGTGGGAAGTCGGCGCCGGGATCATGTACCGGAAGGGCCGACGCGCCACGTGGTACTGCTCCGCGCAGACGAGCAAGGAGGAGAACGCGCAGGCGTTCGCGGGCCAGCACAACCGAAAGTCCACGAGCTTCTATCTCTTTGACGAGGACTCGGAGATTGGCGACGTGGTGCACGAGGTTGCGGAGGGAGGCTTGACGGACGGCGAGCCGATGATCTTCCTGTTCGGCAACCCCACGAAGCGGACCGGGCACTTCTATGAGGCGTGCTTTGGCCGGCAGCGGGACCGGTGGCATGCGAAGTCGATCGACTCTCGATCCTCGAAGATCACGAACAAGGAGCAGATCGAGGAGTGGGCGCAGGTATACGGCGAGGATAGCGACTGGTTCCGCGTCCGCGTCAAGGGCCTGCCCCCGAGAGCGAGCGAGGCTCAGTACATCGACCACGATCGAGTGCTAGCGGCCCAGAAGCGTCAGGTGGTCGTGCTGCCTGACGAGCCCTTGGTTGCGGGTGTGGACTTCGCCTGGGGCGGGTCGGATGACAACGTCGTGAGGTTCCGGAGAGGACTCGACGCGCGGAGCATCGCGCCGGTTCGGATCAAGGGCGAGTTCACGCGCGACCCGAACGTGATGGTGAACCGGCTGGCGGACATCCTCACCAGGAGCTACGACGGGCGCCAGGTGTCCATGCTGTTCTTGGACTCAGCAGGGATCGCTGGGCCTGTGGGGGCGCGACTGCGAGCGATGGGCCATCGGAATCTGCAAGAGGTGAACTTCGGCGCGGACAGTCCGGACCCGCTGAAGTACCGCTTCTATCGCGACTACATGTGGGCGCAGATGAAGGAGTGGCTCTTGTCGGGGGCGATCGACAGCCACCACGAGCTCGAGTCCGACCTGATCGGCCCTGGTACGAGACCGGACAACCGACAGAGGGTGTGGCTGGAGTCGAAGGAGGACATGAAGAAGCGTGACGTTGACTCCCCTGACGACGGGGACGCGCTGGCGCTGACGTTCGCGGCGACTGTGAAGGCGCCCACCTTGCAACAAGCCGTCCTCCCGCCCATGCCTATGGGTTACTCCTGGTCCTGATGCCCTACGAGAAGAAGGACGGCCGGAAGCTGGTCACGGAGGCTATCAAGCGCTTCACGCTCGTCTCCGAGATCGAGGCCGAGCAGCGGAAGCGGGAGACAGACGACCTTCGGTTCCAGGTGCCTGAGTTCCAATGGACCGAGGACGCGAAGCAGGCGCGTGAGGGGTCACGGGGCGGCGGCGCGGGCGTCCCGGCGGTACCCGCAAGGCCGATGCTCAGCATCTCGCAGCTCAACCAGCCGATGCAGCTTGTCCGGAATCAGATGCGGGCGGCGCACCTCGGGATCAACATCCACCCCTCGAGCGAGGACGCGGACGACGAGACGGCGACAGTCATCAAGGGCCTGTACTACCGCATCCAGCAGGATCCGCTGACTGAATCCGCGCGTGACTGGGCCTTCGGCCGCGCGTTCATGGCTGGGCGAGGCTACTACCGGATCAACACCGAATGGGACCGGGAGACTCGCGATCCGAGCGATCAGAAGATCGTCATCCGTAGAATCCTGCATCAAAGCTCCGTGTACTTTGACCCCTCGGCACAGGAGGCGGACTTCTCAGACGCCCGCTGGGCGTTCATCGTGTCTTGGATTCCGCTGGACCAGTTCAAGCGGCGCTACCCGAAGGCGAAGGCGAGCAGCGCGGAGGACGGGACTTTTGCGGCGTGGGTGAAGGACTATCCGGACTGGGTGAAACAGGACGGGGAGACCTACGCCATCCTCGTGGCGGAGTACTACTGCAAGCACTTCGAGGCAAAGACGCTCAAGGGGACGTCCGGGTTCACGCGCGAGGACGAGGACTGGTCCTTGTGGTGGTACGCCCTCGCCGGGTGCGAGGACACGCCTCTCGGAGAGCAGGAGTGCAACGGGAAGCACATTCCGATCGTCCCGGTGATCGGGGAGGAGCTTCAGCCGTTCGACTCAAAGCGCTGGTATCAGGGCATGATCGGCCCGAACAAGGACGGGCAACGGTTCTACAACTACGCCGCAAGCAACCTTGCGGAGACCATGGCCCTGGAGCCCAAGGCCCCGTACATGGCGACGCTGGAGCAGATTCAAGGCTTCGAGACCTGGTACCAGCAGGCGAACATCCGGAACTTTCCATACCTGCCGTACAACGCCGTTGCGGGGCCTGGTGGTTCGCCGCTACCGCCTCCGATGCGGGTTCAGGCCGACAACACCAAGATGAGTATCAGCATGATGGCCTTGCAGGAGGCGAAGAACTTCATCCAGAGCGGGACGGGTGTGTTCGATCCAGCGCTCGGCAACCTGAGCCAGAAGGAGCGCAGCGGGAAGGCGATCGTGGCGCTCCAGAGCCAGGCGGACGCGAGCACGAGCGTCTACATGGCGAACTTCGCGAAGATCAGCCTCCCGTGTGAGGCGCGGATCATTCTCGACCTGATCCCGGCGGTGTACGACCGTCGCGGCCGGATCGTGCGGACGATGGACTTCGAGGGGAACGAGAAGCCCGTCATGGTCAACGCGCCGTACGTGATGGACGGTAAGCGACCCCGGATGCTGGTGGACGAGCAGATCCCGCGTGAGGCGAAGCAGCACAACCTCCGGTCGGGCGTCTATGGTGTGACGGTTACGGTTGGCAAGTCGCACCAGACCCTGGCTCAAGAGGGGTCCGACGAGATCGGGAGAATCCTCGAGGCCGACCCCACGTTGATGCCCTTGCTGGGCGCGACGTACTTCAAGTTCCGCGACTTCCAGGGAGCGAAGGAGATCGCGCAGATTCTGAAGAAGGTCCGCGACAAGCAGTTCCCTGGTCTTGACCAGGAGGAGGGGGCACAGGCGACGCCGGACCAACTGATGGCTCAATTGGAGGCCGCAAAGGGCGAGAACCAACAGCTGAAGCAGATGCTGGCGACTGCGACTCAGGCTATCGAGACGGACCAAGTGAAGGGCAAGACGCAGATGGAGAAGGCGCAGATCGACGCGGCGAAGTCGGTCAAGGTCGCACAGATCGGCGCCGATGCGAAGCTCGCGGAGCAGCGCATGGAGAGCGCCTTGGCTCTGATCCTGAAGCGGATGGAGACGCAGGATAAACGCGCAGAGGCGCGCGACGAGATCATGCTCAAGATGCTGGAGCTACAGACGCAGGCTCAGCAGGGGAGAGAGCAGCGCGACCATGAGGTTGGGATGGGCCGAGCCGATGCTGGGATGAGGGCGCTCGAGGGCGTGGCCACGCGCGGGCAGGAGTCGGAGGAGTCGGAGCGGTCGCGCGAGTTCGAGTCCGAGCAGGCGGACCGCGGGAGAGCGTTCGAGGGCGAGCAGGCCGAGGCCGAGAGACAGGCCGCGCGGGAGCAGGCCGAGCGTGAGGCGGAACAGCCTGACGGGGGCGACGTGTGACACCCGTCCCCATCAACGGCCGCCAGCGCTCGCGGACCATGACCGTCTCGGAGCGAGTGGAGCAGATCCACGACGTTGTAACGCCCGCCATCTCGGTGACCCTACAGGCCCTAGAGGACGTTCAGGACCGCCTGAAGGTGCTGGAAGGGCTTGCAGAGTGTGATCTCAGGGGCAGGCTGCGATGGCTGATCTACGGAAAGTAGCTACGCGGCCCATTCCGCCGGTGATCGTCGCGGAGTTGCTGTCCCACGCGCGCCGGCCGCTCGTCAATATCGTGCAAGCGTGTGCAATCGCAAAAGTCTCACGCCGTACCATCTACTACTGGATGGACCTGGGACGCGTGGAGTACGTGTACACCGCGGGCGGTCGAAGGTTGATCTACGCAGACACGCTGCTGCGTGAGCCGGAAGACTTCAACTGACATGGGAGAACGACATGGCCGCTAAGAAAACAGCCGCCAAGCGCAAGGCCCCGGCGAAGGGCACCAAGAGGGCGGCCAAGAAGCAGATCGACAAGACCGGCAGCGTCACCGGTCCTCTGTGTCCCGGCACCGGCAGCACCGAGAAGGCAGATGGCAAGCCGATCAAGTGCCCGTCGTGCGGCTACGAGTGGCCGAAGAAGCTCCGCGTGCCCGAGCACGTTGCGAAGGCGTGGAAGTAGTCAAGCTCCATGCCCAGGGCGAAGGCCTATCCCATCTGCAAGGGGACCGGCTACTCGGAGCGCGTCGGAGATGGCCCGCACACGCTGAAGTGCCCCAAGTGCGCTTGGACGCGGGTCAGTCAGAGTACGCAGACCATCAACGGCAAGTCCGTGCGGCTCTACGAGCGCGTCGAGATCGTTCCGCCGCATGACCCGGTGAAGGCGTGACTGATTACTCGACCGTCTCGCACGGCTCCATGACCGTGACGAGCAATACATCTTCCCCGGAGCAGATCCGCGAGGCCCTTGAGTTCCCCACCGAGGCCGCGGAAGCCTCAGAGGCTGCATCGAAGCTCGGGAAGCGCGGCGGCAAGGCTGCGGCTGAAGCTCGGAAGGCGAAGGACGACGAGCCCCCATCGGCTCAAGACGCCGAGAAGGTGGCGAAGGCCCCCGAGGACAAGGAAGAGAAGCCGGAGGAGAAGAAGACCGAGGCGAAGCCGGAAGAGAAGGCCGAGGAAAAGCCCAAGGTCGAGAAGAAGGGCAACCCCCGGCACGACCCGGAGGCGCGGAAGGCTGAGATCGCCGCGGAGATCCGGGAGCTCACCGACCAGCGGAACAGACTGCGCCGAGAGGTGCAGCCGGCAGAGTCCGAGAAGAAGGAAGCCAAACCGGAAGCCAAGACGGACGACGGCAAGCCTCGGTGGGACGAGTACGAGGCTGCGGGGAAGTCGTTCGGCGAATTCCAGGATGATTCCATCGCCTGGGGCGTCCGAGAGGGCATCCGGAAGCTCGAGACGGAGCGGCAGAAGAAGGAAGCCCTGGAGACGCAGATCCGTGAGGTGCGGACGCTGCACGACTCCTACTCG